GCTAGCTCGGAAGGTTTTAAGGTCGCTATAACGCAATCTAACGCCGAAGCGATTAAAGCCATCCGCACAGACAAACGGCTGGAAGGCGTTGCCGTCTACTCGCTGGATGAAATCGGCAGAATCTTGCAGGCGGAAAGCCACCGGCTTCTGGACACAGCGAAAAAAGCGTTCCCCGAAGCGGTGGTCTCAGACGTCAGGCCAAAACAAACAAAGTTCGACGATGAAATACCGTTCTAGAAAAAAATTGCAAATGTGATATATTCATTCCGTCGTCAGTGATCGCTGCTAATTTGGGGCAGCCTCCCGCTGCACCGCAGCGCGTGACCTGGCGACACTGAAAGGAGAAACAAATGGCCGCTAAACAAGCGAAAAATAATAACCTCGTGAAAAGCTCGAACCACAAGGGGCGACCGAAGGGAACTCCGAACAAACGCACTGCATTGCTGCGCGACAGTATTCTTTTGGCAGCAGATGAAGCGGGCGATGGTGCTGGAATGGTTGGCTACTTGGTCGTGCAGGCAAAAGAGAACCCAGTCGCGTTCATGGGGCTAATGGGCAAAGTCTTGCCGCTACAGGTTATCGCCGACGTCACACAGCGCGTGGCCGTCGTGACCGATGAAATAATGACGCCAGACGAATGGGAGCGGCAATGGGCGGAGCAGCACAGCGATCCGATAACGCACTAATTGCATGGGCACCATTTAGCACGCCGCAGGCGCAGCTTTTGAAATGCCCAGCCGACGAGATATTTTTCGGCGGTGCGCGAGGTGGCGGAAAGACTGACGGGATGCTGGGCAAGTTTGCGCTCAAGCAAGCTAAGTTTGGCAAGGATGCCGTTGGCATTTTCTTCAGAAAAACACGCGAGGATTTGAAGGAGGCTATAGAGCGGTCAAAGGACATCTATGCTCCGCTTAACGCAAAATATACGGACCGGCAGTGGACCTTTCCAACCGGGGCGCGTCTCAAGTTTGAATACCTTGAACGCGACAAAGACGCCCAGAATTACCAAGGTCACAGCTACACCGATCTATTCTTTGAGGAACTGACAAACTGGGCCAGTCCTGATCCAATTAACAAAATCAGGGCTACGTTGCGATCCAGCGTCGGTGTTCCGTGCCAGTTCCACGCCACCGGCAACCCTGGCGGTCCCGGCCATCAGTGGGTCAAGAGTAGATATATCGACCCCAATCCGTCCGGCGGACAGATGTTGTGGGAGACTTACAAAAACCCGTTCACGCAGCAGAGCGTGAAAATGTCACGCGTTTTCATCCCGTCTAAATTGTCAGACAATCCGACACTGATGCGTGATCCCGGCTATGTGGCGCGGCTATACCAATCCGGCAGCGCCGAGTTGGTCAGGGCGTGGTTGCATGGCGATTGGGATGTCGTGGACGGCGCGTTCTTTGATTGTTGGATTCCCGAAAAGCACGTTGTGCAGCCGTTCCAGATTCCTAAAGAGTGGACGCGGTTCCGGTCGTGTGATTGGGGGTCGGCCAAACCGTTCAGCGTTGGTTGGTGGGCTGTCTGCCCCGATCTGTTCCACACGCCGGACGGCCACATAATTCCGCGTGGCGCTGTTGTGCGCTACCGCGAATGGTACGGCGTTGCAAAAGACCCCAATGGCGAAGTGCGGGCAGATGTTGGCCTGAAGATGACTGCCGAAGAAGTTGCTGATGGCATAAGGCTCAGAGACGGGTCTGATATTATCCAATACAGCGTGATCGACCCCGCAGCCTTCAGCCAGGATGGTGGCCCGTCTATCGTGGAACGTATGAAAATCAATTTCCGACGCGCTGACAATAAACGCGTGGGGACTCGCGGTGCTATGGGCGGCTGGGATCAAATGAGGGCGAGAATGGTTGGCGAAGATTTCGGAGACCCTTACGGCCATTTGCCGATGATGGTTGTTTTTTCCACTTGCACAGATTTTATTCGAACCGTTCCTGCATTGCAGCATGACAGTTCTCGGCCAGAAGACCTTGACACCAGCGCGGAGGACCACGCAGCCGACGAGGCGCGTTACGGTTTAATGAGCCGTCCATACGCCAGAAAGACGACGGAAATAAAACAAAACCCGCTGATCGAGATTGGCGGCAAGTCAACGATGACTATCAACGACTTGATGAAATCGGTTAAAAAAAGACGCGCCAAGTATGATTAGTTGATTAATTTGTCAATCTGAGGCAATAATTAAAACATAAGCTGTTGTCGAAAAACAAGGACAGTCAAATGTATAGCAAAACAACTAAAAAACCCAAGACGAAGCCAGCTACTAAGCCAACGGCAAACCGCAGCGGCATGATGGCGGCGCTTGGCGCTAAAAAGGGCGGATATGCAGGATAATCTTGACGCACAAGGCGGGACTTTAGTCACACCTGAAGACGCTGGAAAGGGACCACCTGGTGTTGTTGCTCGCTGGATTGCCGAGCTTGATCTTGCCGATAAGACCGAGGCGACTTGGCGTGAAAGGGCAAAGAAAGTAAACGACCGCTACCGTGACGACAAGGCGGATTCTAGCAGGACTGGCAGTTCGGCTGATCGCTATAATATTTTATATTCAAACATCCAGACGATTTGTCCTGCGCTGTTTAATCAGACGCCAAAGCCGGACGTGCGGCGGCGCTATCGGGACGCTGACCCGGTTGGCAAGGAAATATCCGAGGTTTTGGAACGTGCGTTGTCGTTCACGATGGACGACTGCAATTTTGATCGATATATGCGTTTAGCGATCAAAGACCAGCAGTTATGTGGCCGAGGTGTTACCCGCGTTAGATACGAGCCGTATTTCGGCGAGGAGTCTGACGGAAACGGCGATTCTTACGACGATCTAAAGGGTGAAGAAGTTAAATTTGAACATGTAAACTGGGCTGATTTCCGAGTTGGTCCCGGTCGAACATGGGAAGAAGTTGAGTGGGTGGCTTTCCGCCATTTGATGACCCGTGATGATTTGCGCGACAAGTTTGGCGAGGACATTGGCGACGAGGTGACGCTGGACAACACGCCTATCGGCATGGAGGACAAGGACGGCGATGCTGTTGCGGACACGTTCAAACGTGCAGTTGTCTGGGAGATATGGTGCAACCGCCAGAAAGAGGTCATTTTTATATCTAAGACGCTAAAAGAGCGTCCTTTGAAGACTGAGCCTGATCCGCTGGAGCTTGGCGGTTTCTTTCCGACGCCCCGGCCATTGTATGCGACCGAGAACACGGACAGCCTTGTTCCGGTTGAGCCGTTCCGGTTTTATAGTGACCAGGCTAACGAATTAGACAACATCACGCGCAGAATTTCTGGCATTATTTCTGCCTGCAAGGTGCGCGGCATTTACGATAGCACGATCACCGAGATGTCTAACTTGATGGATGCCGGTGAAAATATGATGATCCCGGCGCAGGACGTTCTGCCGCTGATGCAATCGGGTGGTTTAGATAACGCGATCTGGATGTGGCCTATTGAGAAGATAGCCGGAGTTCTGAACGAGCTTTATAATCAGCGCGAGCAGATAAAGAAAACGATCTACGAGATTACCGGCATTGCCGATATTATGCGCGGTTCGACGTCTGCGTCCGAGACGCTGGGCGCGCAGCAGTTGAAAGCGCAGTTTGGGACGATGCGCCTTGACGACATGGGCCGTGAGGTTCAGCGTTATGCCCGCGATATGATTAGGATCGCTGCCGAGATAATTTCGGAGCAGTTTAGCCCCGACAGTCTTGCAATGATGACAGATATTAAGCTCCCGACGCCGGAGCAGAAGATGCAGGCGCAGCAACAGGCCCAGATGATGGGACAACAGCAGCAGCCGATACCGCCTCAATTGCAAGAAATACTTGATAAGCCGACATGGGACGATTGCATACAAATTCTGAGGGACGACAAACAGCGTTCTTATCGAGTTGATATTGAGACTGATTCTACGATTGCTGGTGACCAGGCTGCGGATCAGAAGGCCGTCACAGAGCTATTGACGGGCGTTTCATCGTTTATCAGTAACGCTGGCCCGGCTGTTGCGGCTGGTTATCTGCCGCTTGAAGCCGCCAAAACGATGATGATGTCTGCTATTCGCCGGTTTAAAATGGGCCGTGAGGTTGAAGACGCTCTTGATATGATTGGCGAGGATGATTCTGGTTCTGCCGGGGGTGGGCAGGAGGCGCAAGCTCAACAGCAGGCCCAGCAGCAGGCCCAGCAGCAGGCCCAGCAGCAGGCCCAGCAAGCGGCGGCTCAAGCAGAGCAGATGAAGATGCAAGCCGAGCAGGCGAAGATGCAGATGGATTCTGCGGGGAAGCAGGCCGACTTGGCGATTGAAGAGAAGAAGCTCCAGATGGATACCGATGCAAAGCAGGCCGATCTTATGATCGCTGAGAAAGAGCTTGCTTTGAAAGAGCGTGATATGGCTCTGAAGGAATTTGAGGCACAGCGGCCTGAAGCTGACCCTGGCATGAAGATTCAAGCCGATATGCAGATGGCGCGTGAAAAAATGGAATTCGAGGCAAGTGAGGCTGACAAGCAGCGTCAGGTTGATCTTGCAAAGGCAATTATGTCTGAATTTAACGGGCCTGACGGTAATATGACCAGCCCTGAAGACGCTTTATCCCGTGCGTCCGAGATCATGGCCCGGATTAATGAGGTTGTCTCGGCGACACGCCAGGTTGGAAGTGTTCCTTTGGAAGAGGCCACAGTGATGGTCATGGACGATGACGATGATTTTATTGAGCCGGTGATGCAATGACTGTTTACAAGGAAAATTATGACCAGATTAAATGGTCTGCAAAGCCACGGGTAAGGAAAGCGCAAATTGACTATTCGTCAAAGCGTTCCCATCTTGCCGCTCCCAACATTTCTACCGATTACAAGCCGTATTCTTGCCCAATAACTGGAAGCACAATAGACGGCAAGCGTGAGCATAATGCCAACTTGGAAAAGCACGGCTGCCGCATTCACGAAAAGGGTGAGTTTGAGGACGTTAAGAAGAATGGAAAAAATCGAATGGATGCGTCAATGGACGCAGCTATTGATAAATCGGTTGACGCTATCGCTCGACAAATTGATTTTTAGAGGGAAATATTATGGCTGAAGAAGCAGAAGTTGTTGTCGAAGAGCAAGGGCAGTCAATGGATGATTTCATGGGTGACCAGTTTGACGCTTTGGAGGCGGATGATACCGCTGAATCCAGCGCACCGGTTATAGAAGAACAAAGCGTCTCGGAAGAGACAGCAAAGGATGATGTCGCAGAATCGACAGAAAGCGACACGGAAAGCGAGGGTTCTGAACCTGAGAATCAGACCATCACAGCCCCGCAATCTATGTCTGCGAAAGACCGTGAAGCCTTTTACGCTTTACCGCCTGAGAGCCAGCAATGGATTTCAGATCGCGTTAAGAGCCAAGAGGCGGACTATACGCGGAAAACTATGGAAGTTGCAGAGCAACGGAAAATGTACGACAAAGTTGAGCAGGCCATCGCGCCCCGGCGTCAACAGTTTGCAATGAACGGATTAGACGAAGGCACCGCTATAGGTCAGCTTCTTGCCTTATCTGATTATGCAGACAGTGACCCCGTTGGTTTTACGCGCTACCTGCTAGAACAGCGTGGAATTCCTGTTTCTGCATTAAATGAAAACGTCGGAGAATACTCCGTCGATCCTCAAATGCTTGAAATGCAACAACGCATCCAAGGTTTTGAAAATCATTTTGCACAACAGCAGAATCAGCAGTTGGAGCAAGAGGGTCAGGTCGTTTCTGGTGTCATAAATGATTTCGCAACATCGAATCCGTTTTATGAAGAGCTTGAAAGCGACATGATCCCGATTGTTTCAGCTTTGCGTGAAAGCAAACCCGGACTAACTAGCGACCAATATCTACAGACAGCCTATAAGATGGCCCTTGCGGCTAACGACGAGGTTTCTGCCAAGGTTGCGGTTGACCAAAAGGCTAAATCTGAAGCCGAGCGGATCGCCAAAGCAAAGAAAAGCTCTGCGGCGGCTAAACGGGCCGGGGGAACTAGCATACGGACCACTGGCACATTGCCATCGGGTGCTGCTAAAGCAAAAAGTGTTGATGATTTTATCGGAGCCTTGGTTGATGACCGCATGACAGCCTAGACTAGAAAGGTCTAAATCATGGGCGCTAATAGCTCGTTTACCGAAATTGCGGCTCTGACATACCGTCATTTCAAAAATACTTATCTTGAAGATAATGTTTCTAACCATACGGCCCTGCATCAGCGGCTGACGGAAAAGGGTCGCGTTGATCTCATTTCCGGCGGCTGGGAAATTCAGGTTCCGCTTGATTATGCTGAAAACGGCACTTACCAGCGGTACAGTGGATATGACACGCTTGACATTGCTCAATCGGAAGTGTTCACGGCTGCTAATTTTCCTTGGAAGCAGGTAGCCATCAACGTGGTTGCTTCTGGTCTTGAAGTTCGCCAGAACAGCGGCAAAGAGG